GGCGGCGGTGAGGGGGCGCTTCATCGGCCACCCCGTGCGGCCAGGATCTCGCCGACGATGCGCAGGTGCTCGCCGGTCGCGCGGCGGATGCGGTCGCGGTCGCCGCTGTCCATGGCCTCGCGGCGGGCCCGGAGCGCGTCGCGGAGACGTTCGGCGTCGGTCATACGGCCTCCATGCGGCGTCGGCCGAGGTCGTCGGAGGCGTCGCGGATGGTGTGTGTTTCCAAGTCCAACCGGACCGCGACGTGGCGCTTCCACCCGGGGCTCTTGCCCTGGTTGTTCTTGAGCACGCCGATCTGGCCCTCGCGCGGATCGGCATTCTCGTCGTAGACCTCGGGCCGGTAGATGCCGAGCACGAGCTTCGCGGCCTTCACCGGATCGCGGCTGCCGGCGCAGTCGCGGTAGCGCGGGCGGTGATCCTTCTCGCGCTTCTCCACCTCGTCGTTCACCTGCGACATGACGACGACCGAGATGCCCTCCTGCGCCGCGAGAGCCTCGAGGGCGTAGGCGTTCAGGCCGATCGCCTCGGGCTGCTGAAGGCGACGGTCGCGCGGGATGCGTTGCAGATAGTCGACGACCACGAGCCGGCCGCACGTCTTGCCGCCACGCTGCGGACCACGGGCGCGCAGGCGGCGTACCGTCCGACACAGCTCGTCGACGGGCATCCCGTGGCACATCGCGACGCGCTCGCGACGACGGCGGAACGTCTCGGCGTTCAGCGTTGACAGCTTGCGGATGTCGTCACCGAAGAACATCCGGCGCGCGATGTTCTGCGTCGGCACGCCCGACTCCTGCGCGAGCCCGCGTTGCGCGAATGAGGCGTGGTCGTCCTCGTAGCTGAACAGGATCGGCTCGTCGTCGGCGATGTCGATCGCGGCGCGCAGGAACGTCATGGCCAGCGTGGTCTTGCCGTGGCCCGTCTCGCCGAGGACGATCGTCAGCTTGCCGGGCGGCAGGCCGCCCGTGAGGCCGTCGAGCATGTCGATCCCGGTCGGCATGCCGCCGACGTGCTGCCCGGCCTCGCGCGCCGCCCAGTCATCGCCGGCCTGTCGCAGCTCGCGACGCATGGAGTCGCCGAGCGGCACGGTCGGGTCCGGCTTGCGGCTCTCGATGCGCTGGAGCTCGCCGACCGTCTCGAGCAGCACGTCGTCCGCGTCCTCGTCGGCGACGTGCTTGATCCGGTGCAGCGCGTCCGACAGCGCACGGAGGGTCAGCCGCCTCTGCGCGTACCGCACGACCGTCTCGGCGTAGTGGCGGGCGTTCTCGGCGGTCGGGACGCGCAGGGCCAACTCGGACACGAAGCCGAGGCCGCCGACTACTTCGGCGCGACCGACGCGCTCCAGCTCGGCCACGACGGTCATCGGGTCGATCGGCCTGGCCTGCGCCTCGAGGTTCCGCATGGCCTGGTACACGGCCTGATGCCGCGGGCTGAAGAAGTCATCGACGGTGAGCGACAGCGACGGCAGGATGTCAGGCCGCAGGAATACGCCGCCGAGCACCGAGGCTTCGGCGTCGTCGCTGAAGATGGGCGCGGGGTTCATTGGAAGTCCTCGGGGGTGATGCGGGTGGAAACGGGTGGATGGGCGGCGGTTCCGATAGGCGCGCCTGGTGGCGCGCGCATTGGCGGGCCCGCTCGCGCTTCGTCGAGGTACCGGGCGAAGTTGTCGGCCGCGAGCAGCGTCGCCGGGCACACGCGGCCGGCGATGGACGTGCCTAGCCACTCGGCGGCCTTGTGCTCGACGACACGGGTCACGTCGTCGGCGGTGACCTTCTCGCGCACGAGCGCGCGGCAGAGCTTCAGCGTGGCCTTGCTGCTCGGGTCGAAGCTGCGGCCGGTGGCGCGGTTGATCTCGGCGGTCGCGTGCGCCGCGAGCGCGGCGGCCGGGTCGGGTCTGGCCGGTTCTGGTGAAACGAGCGCGAGAACAGCCGGCGCAGCCGGCGTCTCCTCTCTCTGTTCTTCCGGATCTCGGATCTCAGATCCCGGATCACAAGGGCCGGTCAGCACCCGGTCAGCACCCTGGGTGGCGCCCGGGGTGTGCCCGGGGTGTGCCCGGGCAGCACCCGATTTCACCTGCGCCTCGCGCCCCTTCTTCCCGGCAGCCTTCTTCTTCCACAGCCACTCGATCACGCCCTCAGTGCCCTTGATGTAGTAGCCGCCGCCGTCTCGAGGTTCGGCTAGGCCGGCCTCCACGAGCGCGTCAGGTGCCCCCGCGAGGCGGAAGATGCCGATGATCTGCGCGCGGCCCACAACGTAGGTCGGCGTCTCGGGCGTGTACTTCTCGGTCTGCCACGACCAAAGGCGCTGCATCTTGAGGCGCACGAGGTCGCCGTCGATGCCGAGCACCACGCCCGCGGTGTCGAAGCGCGGATCGTCAAAGAAGGCGTCGGTGGCCGTGACGTTGGCCATGGTCAGACGATCGCCTCCGTCATCAGGTCCATCTCGCGCCGCTCCTCGCCCTGCGGCGGCCACGGCGGACGCTCGGCGCAGGCGCGCGCCGACCCAGCCGCGCCCGTCGCCGGGCACGCGCCTTCTCGGCGCAGTAGGCGCAGGTGCAGGTCACCCGGCCACCCCGGCGAAGAGGTCACCCTGGCCGCTCTGGTGCTCGGCCAGCTCGAGGTTGCGGACGGCGTGCGCGAAGTACGTGTCCTTCAGTTCGACGCCGATGAACTTCCGCCCCATCTTGAGCGCCTGCCAGCCCTCGGAGCCGATGCCGGCGAACGGCGATAGCACCACATCGCCGGGGTTGCTCCACAGGCCGACGCACCGTTCGATGATCGGCAGCGCGAGCGGGCACATGTGCTTCTCGTCCTTGGAGTCGCGCGCCTGCTGGACGTTCAGCACGTCCATGTCGTCGATGTCCATCCACACCGGCGAGGCCCACTGCTGCCACTGCTCGAGCGGGAACGACTCCTTGGTGTGCGTCACCGGCGCGATGGCCGCCTCGTCGTCGGCGTTCTTCGCCCACTTGCGGACGACGACGACGTACTCGGCCATGCCCTGCCGCGAGAAGGACGAGTCGGCGCGGAGCTGCTTGTAGAGCAGGCCGTGCGCCTTGGTCCGCGTCATCTCGGTGACGGGGCACTTCCAGATCGTGACGCGCGAGTGGTAGGCGAACCCGGCCGCGGTGTGGACGCGGATGAGGTCGCCGGGGAAGTCGCGCAGCCCGGCCATGCCGTCGCGGCCCTTGTAGTTGACGAGATCCTTGCAGTGGATCGCCGCCAGCCGGCCGGGGCGTAGGACGCGCAGCAGCTCGTCGACGAGGAAGCGGTAGTGGGCGAGGAACTGGCCGTCGTCGACGCTGTTCCCCATGTCCCGCTCGCTCGGGCCGTAGCAGTAGAGGTTCGAGAAGGGCGGCGAGTAGACGGCGAGGTCGATGCTGTTCGGCGGCAGTTGCCGCACGACCTCGATGCAGTCGCCGTTGAAGAGCTGCCACGAGGCGCCGTGGGCCTCGGCCAGCGCGGAAATCTTGGTCATCGGTCGTTCTCCGGCAGCGCGTAGACCCACGACGCGAGCTCGAAGCGAGCGCGGGCGTCGTAGGCGGTGGCGCGGTTGTCGACGCGCGCGGTGGCGCGCCGGGTGGCGGCGGCCATCTCGCGCGCCATGGTTTCGTGGTCCTCGGCCTTGCGCATGAGCACGTCCCAGACAGCCACCTCAGTGGCTCCCATGACGACGTGCACCCGCACGGGCCGGGTCTGGCCGAAGCGGTGCGACCGCTTCACCTGCTGATGGAACCGCTCGTAGCTGAACGTCGGGCCGACCAGCACCTGGCGCGCGCAGTGCTGGAAGTTGAGGCCGAACCCGAGGATCGACCCCTTGGAGATCAGCACCCGCGCCTGCCCGTCGGCGAAGGCGGCGATGGTCCGTTCCTTCTGCTCGAGCGGATCCTTGCCGTTCACCACCGCGGCGTCGGGGAGCACGGCGCGCAGTGCGTCCTCCTCGTAGTCCGTCTCGCACCAGATGAGCCATGCCTCGCCCGGCTCGCGGGCGACGATCTCGGCGACCTTGCGGGCGCGGTCGGGCGCGGTCCGGCGCTTCTCCTTGTGGACGGCGGTCGCGCTCATGTCAGGCGTGCGGAAGAGCGCGTCGCCGCGGTCAGCCAGCACGTCCACGTCGACGACATGCCGGTCCACGGACAGCGCCGGCAGCACGTAGCCGTCGTCGGGGTGCCCGAGGTCGCTCGGCAGCGTCACGCAGCGCGCCCAGCTACAGACCCAGTCCCAGAAGTCGCGCGCGGCGTGGCCCTTGAGGCGGTACGTGCCGAAAGACGACTGGTCGTTGATGAACCAGCGCGCCAGCATCTCGTGCGACGTGAGGACGTCCAGGAACTCTGCGTGCTGGCCGAGCTCCATGTGATCGTTCGGCGCGGGCGTGGCCGAGCAGGCGAGCTTGTATGGCGTCGACTTGAACGCCTCGAAGATCTCGCCCTTCACCTTGCCGGTGAAGTTCTTGATGATCCCCGACTCGTCGAGCACAACGGCCGCGAAGCGGGCCGGGTCGAACTTGTCGAGCCGTTCGTAGTTGGTGATCGTCAACGGCCCGGCGATGGCCCCCGCGTCACCGGCGTAGCGGATGAGCCGGCCGAACTTCTCGCCCTCGCGCACGGTCTGCTGCGACACGGCGAGCGGGGCGAGCACGAGCACGTCGCCGCCGGTCATCGCGTTGGCGTGGTGCGCCCACTCGAGCTGCATGGCCGTCTTGCCCAGCCCGCACGCCGCGAACAGCGCCGCCTTGCCGGTGGCGAGCGCCCAGCGCACGAGGTCGCGCTGGAACGGGAACAGCGCCCGCGACAGCGCCGCGTCGTCGAGATCGATGCCGGCGCGCTCGGTACGCAGCGCCAGCTTGCCGCCGACGAACGCGCGATAGGCGTCGACGGCCTTGGAGCGAGTCGCCATCACTTCCCCCTCTCGGTGAACAGCACGCCCTGCTCGCGACGCATGCGC